GAAGGCGTCAGGGAAGCTCATACTCACGTTGTAGCCGAAGACGTTCACAAGCTCGGTGACCTCGCCGTCCTCGACCTCAGCGGTGATGGCGTCGGCAAAGTCGGTGCCGCCTTCGACGGCGTCGGCGATGGCGTTGGCAATCTCCTTGATATACCCCTGTACCTTGATGTCCTCGGTCTCCGCTGCGGCGTTGTCCCCAGCCTTGCGAATCAGCACGATTACGTACCCCGCAATCACCGGGACGGCTGCCGTAATGACCGCCGTAAACAGGTTCATCAGAAATTCTTGCATCACGTTCTCCTCCTTAATCCGGGAGCTTCAATACCTGTCCGGGGTGAATGGTGTCGCTGGACAGTCCATTGAGGCTCTTGATTTCCGTGTAGCGGCTGCCGTTGCCGAGGTACTTCGCGGCGATGGCCCAAAGGCTGTCCCCGCTCTTGACGGTGTAGGTCTTTGCGGCCGAGGTGCTGCCGGACGCGCTGGAGATGTCCGCCTCGTTTACCCAGCCGTACACGGTGCTGCCGCCTCCGCTCACGGCGACGAGGTGGTACGGGTGCTTGCTCTTGCCGAGCTGGTAAATCTGTGTGATTTTGGCCTTGCCGGGCTTGCAGCTCACGCCGCTGGCCGCGTTCGCGCTGGTGTAGTGCGTGCTGCCCGTGAAGTTCACCACGTCGCCCACCTTGAGGCTGCCCGTGGTGGTCGTCCCTGTGCTGCCGCCTGTGGAGCCGCCGGAGCTGGTGGCCTTGCTGCTGTACTTGGGTACGCCGTAGCCCCGGATATTCTTCCCGTTGACGGTGATCGTGCGACGCTTCACGCTGTTGGAGTAGTTGCCCTCAATGACCGTGATGGTTTTGCCGCTCACCTTTTCCACGATGCCAACGTGGTCTGCGCTGCCTGTGCAGTCGCCGGAGCCGTTGTCGTCCCAGTCGTAGAAAATGTAGTCGCCGGGGGAGGGAACATAAGCGTCGTTCTCCTGCCAGCTCCCGAGGTTCTTAAAGAGCTGGATATGCTTCTCGCACCCGCACTCCGTCGGGATAATGTCGGTCAGCCCTGCGGCGATGGCGACCGCGCTGGCGAACGTGCTGCACCATGCGTCCGTGTACTTCACCGCGTACCCTCTGGCGAGGGGCTTGTGGCTGTTGTAGAGGTCGATGATTTTCTTATGGCTGCCGTCGGCCTCGTTACACCCGAGGTAGCTCTGCGCGATGCTGACTACCTTTTGTCTCAATTCCTGTTCTGTCATACTGGTTCCTCCGTTTCCGGGCGTGCTGGCCGTGGCCGCGTACTTCTTGTAGTAGTTCTGGCCGTAGCCCGCCCTCTTGTTCTTTACTGCTGTGCTTTGGTCTGCCGGACGCTCAAAGTTGAGGAGTACGCTGTCGCTGGCCGTCTGCACGTCGCTGGCCGTCTTGAGGGTGTCCAGCACCCCCTTGTACCCCTCTGTCAGCTCCTTGAGCAGGTAGTCGAGCTGCGTCTCCAAGTCCCCGATGGACTTTCCTGCGGCCTGCGCAAAGGCGAGTAGCCCCTCTTTCCGGCTCCAAAAAGTCCACTGTGCAAGGCCGTAGCCCGCGCTGTCGTGGACAAAGTTGCTGTAGCTCCCGTTGTCTACGGCGGTGGTGTACGTCGCGTCGGTGTAGCCCAGCTTCGTCTCATAGCTGTTCTGTAGGTTCTTCGGGTTGAGCGCGCTCTCCGCGTAGAGGTTCCCCATCAGGCCCGCCGCGCCCGCTGCGCTCAATCCTTTCCCAACGAGGTAGTTCCATATCTTCTCCTCGTTCATCTTTCCTGTCAGCATTGCCTCTCCTTTCTACTGGCCCACGCCGGACGGCTCCTCCCGTTCCGGCTCCGGCCCGGCGGTGTCGGCGGTCTGCGTGGCCGCCGCCCGCTTGTCCGGCCAGTTGTTGTTCTTGCTCAAATTCTCCACAAGGGATTTGATGGCGTAGGCTAAAACCACGCCGATAATCTCCGTGACCGCGACCTGCGAAAGGCTCTCCGCAATCTGCATCTTGTCGAGGTACGCGAGGATATAGCTGCACCATACCCACGCAAAGCCGTTGCCGAGGCAGACCCAAACCACCTTTTTCATGGTCTCCGTCCGTTTCCTCTCCTCGCGCTTACCGCCCGCCCGGAGGGATTTCACCCTCCGGCGCAGGCGTTCGACGGTGCCCCGGAAAACCAAAAAGCTCACCAAGGCCCCGGCGAAAAACGCGAGGACGGCGAGGAGGATGTTGTTCCCTGTTTCCATCGCCGTCCCCTCCTTACATCGGTAGCCCGAGCTTCCCGAGGAAGTAGGCTACGACCGCCAAGGCGACCGCCGCCACAATCCCGCCCACTACTTTCTCCCACTGGCGGGCGGGCTTCATCTCCAAGTCGGTCACGCGCTTGTTCAGCCCCTCGACCTCCTTGCCGATGTTCCCGAGCTTTTCCAATCCCGAAACACGGGAACTGAATCCGTCGATTTTATCCCCGAGGCCATCCAACTTCTCCATGATGTGTTCGTCCCGCTCCTCGCGCTTGGCATCTCCCTTTTCAAGCAGCTCCAACCGTTTCAGCAGGTCTTGGTGTGTCCTGTCGGATTCGTTTAGATGTCGGTCGATAATTTTCTCGAGCTGGCGGGCTTTCTCAAGCCCAAGACAGTCCCGGTACGGGTCTAAAATGCACTTTTCATCTGCCATTCAATAGACCTCCATAAATTTCCGCCTTTCAGAAAATGAAACGGGGGCGCGCCTGCGCCCCCGCTCTGTCACTCTCCGATTAGCTTCTCCCTTTCGGCTGCCGCCGCCTCCATCTTTTTCTCGATGTCGGCCACGGCCCCGAGCTGCGCAAGCGCGTCCGCCTGCGCCTGAATGATGTCGGCCTGCTCCTTGACGAGGCCTGTCAGCCTCGACACAAGCTCCGCCGCCGTCATTCTGCGTACTCCTCCCCGGTGATCTCCGCGTACTGCTCTGCGGTGATTTCGCCGTCAGCGACGCGGCCCGCGAGTACCTGCTTCACCCCGCTCTGGCGGGCAGCGGGCATCTCCGCCCAAGTCTTTGTTCCGGCCACCAGTCTGTTCGCCCAAATTTCGTTCATCAGTTTTCACCTCCGCTCATTGCCATAATCATCTCGTCCAGCTCACACAGCGCGTCCTCAACCGCCGTCGCGTTCTCTGTCGAGGCCGTGTCCAGCTCGCACAGGGCCTCCTCGATTTCCACAATGGCGGTGTTGGTGTTCTCCTCGTTCTCCGCAATCCGTGCCCGGTTGTGGAAAACGTACTCGGAGACCTCGCCCTCCGTAATGACGGCCTGCGGCGCGTCCGGGATTGCGCTCCCGCCGCCGATGTTGTAGAGGTCGCCGTTTACGGAGACGCCCTCCGCCTGCGCTTCCTCTGCCTCGACGTATGCGCCGCTGGCCTCATTCTTCCTGACGTAGCGCGGCTTGTCGCAAAGCGCAAGCAGCACCCCGCCGCTGATGATTGCGTACATCGTCTCTTACCTCCTAACCTTGATTTTCAATGCGTCCGCGAGCTTTTGCAGTTCCTCCGGCTCCGCCGCAAAGAAGTCCTCATTGAACAGAATTACCTCCACGTCCTGCCGCAGGAAGTGGCTCCAATCCCTTTCCAGCATCTCAATCTCCTCGTCGCTGAAACGCTGCCGCCGTCCCTCCGCGCTGTACCGCTCCCGGTTGCTGTAGGCGATGGCGTAGGTCAAGGCCCCACGTTCGAGGCCCCGCCCGTCGTCGTTCCGGGCGAAGTGCTTTTTCGCGTTCTCGCTGGTGCTGTAGCAGATTGCCCTCCCGTCCGGCATCACAATGGAATACCCCTCCGTGTGCAGCTCCGTCCCGTATGGGATGTTCAGCCGCTCCCCGCATAGGGCCAGCTCCTTGTACCTGTGGTGCGTCACGTAATTCATGCCGCTGCTTCCTCCTCTCTGACTGAGCCGTGCCTCCTGTAAATCCAGCCCGCCTCCGTCTTGGTCGCTTTCATGGTGCATTTGAATTTCTTTCTCCGCGCCATCAGCTCCGCCTCGAACAGCCGGACAAATCTCTCGTCCATCGTCCGCAGCGTGTCATAGCTGTTGCACCGCAGCGCGTGCGCCCTCCACGACTGGTAGGACTGGAAAATGTCCTCCGCCGAGAGTTTGCCCTCGTCCAGCCACTTCCGAAAAACTTTCATCTTCCGGCGCATGGCCTTGATACTGCTCCTGTTCAACTTCATCGTCACCTTGCCTCCCTCCCCGAGCGTTATCCGCATCTTGAGGAATTTGAAGCTGTGGTGCCGGAACGGGGTAATCCTGCATTTCTTCTCGCTGAGTGCTATCCCCATCTCCTCCGCCATCTTGTGCAGGCATCGGTCGATGTCCCGCAGCTCCTCAAGTGAGTTGCTGATCGCGTACCCGTCGTCCATATACCGCCCGTACCCGTGTATGCCGCGCACGTCTTTCACGTAATGGTCTATCGGGCTTGCGTAGTCCAGCGCGATAATCTGGCTTATCTCGCTCCCCAGCCCCACGCCGCGCTTGCGCTCCGCCGTCTTGTCTGCGGTTTTCATCCTCTGAAAATCGTCCACAAATTGGCAGAACAGGGCGTAGAGGCGGTCGTCCATGATTTTCGCCCTCGCCCTGCGCTTGATTTCGTCGTGGGGCAAGCTCGCAAAATACCCCTTGAAGTCGAATTGGTAAATCCCACCCTCTGTCCCGAACTTCCTGTAGTGGTCTTGAAGATGCTTCTTGAGCCGCTTTAGCTGGAAGTCCATACCCTTGTCCGCAAGGCTCGCGCCGTTGTCGTAGATGAAGCTGCGCGAATATGCCCGCGTCAAAAGGTTGCTGCATAGGCACTTCTGAATCGCCCTCTCCTGTATCGGGAGCGCGTCGATGTTCCGTTCTTTCCCGTGTTCAATGGTCGTGAAGCTCTGAAAGCCCCGGAACTTCCTCGTGCCGTTCTGTAGTGTCTCATAGGTCTTGAGGCTTTCTGCCAGCAGGTTCGTCTCGAAGTTTATCGTTGACGTTTTCCACCTCGCGCCGTTGCAGCAGGCCTTGCCCGCCTTGCAGAGGTTCCCGAACGACATCACCTCGTCGAAGCTCGCGCCTCCGGCCTCCTGCGCTTTCTGCTGCCTCCGCGCTTTCCGCCGTTGGTATCTCGCCTCGCGCCTTTCGCTGCTGTTCAATTTTCTCTTGCCTCCTGTGCCGCCAAGATGCAGTCTCCCACACGTACAGCGACATGGCCCTGCGGGTGGTTTGCGGGGTGCATTACTTCCCGCACCTCTCCCGCCGGGCATGACGGTTTTCCATAGCTGCGTAACGGCTGCTCATGTAACCAAGGCAATCCCGACAAAATCCTCGGCCATGCAAGAAGCGTCCGGGCCTCCGCATCGTGTGGTAAGTTTAGGATTGAAGCCCCGTCTCCGGGGCCAGTCTCCAAGGGTCAAGTCCTCCTTTAAGTTTTGGGGCGCGGCTTCGCATTTCGCTACTTGTTCTGGCCCCAGTCTGTCCTTAAATCCCGGCGCGAAGCCATTCGACCAGTTCGCGTTGTTGTTGTTCGCGCTGCCGTCCGTGTTCACATTGCAGAAGTTGTTGCTGTTCGTCGCATTGACGGAGCGGAGCCACCAATTGCAGGCGGTGCCGTCAGGACTTGCCCTACAAAAAGTTACGCTTTCCCAGCCTCCGCCGCCTTGCGGCGGTAGCCGTTCCAACGCTTTTTGTCACTCTCCAAGACCGCCCGGAGCCGGGAGAGCGCGTTGTTTGCCAGCGTCGTCCACGCTTGGAACGCCTTTTCGTACTCTGCCTTTCCCGCAAAGAAGTTGTTCCCCGCGTCCACCATCTCATAGCAGAACGTAATCTCTCCGCAAATCGCGTCCGCGCTGCTGCACGCTATCATCAGGTAGCGGTGCCGCAGCTCGTAGTCGTGTTCGCTCATGTCCTTGTGCAGGTAGATCGCGTTCCCCTTGAGGGCGTTGAGGTATATCTCCCTCGCCAGTTCCAGCAGCCCGTTCGTGATGTCGCGGTAGCTCTTGGGGAACTTCCGCGTCACCCGCACGGTGTACTTGCGCAGCTCCCTCGCGTCCGCGATGAACTGCGCCGAAGCGTCTTTCCTCCGGGATTTGTAAACCGACATTTCTCACTCCCTCCTCTCGCTCTGTGCGTTCCTGTCGTTCCGCTGGCGGGGGCTTTCGCCCCCACCGCTTCACTTGCCTCCCTGATTTTGGATTAGGCTACCTTAAAGCCCGGCGCGAAGCCAATCGACCAGTACGCGTAGTAGTAGTTCGCGCCGCCGCCCGTGTCCACATGGCAGAAGCCGGCGCTGTCCGCCGCATAGACGGAGCGGAGCCACCAACGGCAGGCGGTGCCGGTCGCGTTGTGCTTGTACTTCACCTTGCTGTTGCCGTTCTTGTAGTAGTCGTACTGTTTCTGGTAGTTCTGCTCCGCGCTGTTCGCGTAGCTGCGCGAGCCGTGTACCTCGAACTCCGAAAGCAGCCAGATTTTGTCCTGCGTCGCCGTGACGTAACTGGCCGTGTTGCTGCCGCCACCCCGGTTGTCGCTGTACTTGGTGCAGGCCACAATCACGTTCTGCCATTCCGCCGGGAGTGCCGAGAGGAACGCCGGGCAGATGGTCTGGCGCATATAGCTGCTCTCCCAGCCGCCGGAGTTGGTATTACTGGTGTTCATCACGAATCGGGCGTTCGCGTTGTTGCTGTAATACTCGTTGTACCCTGCGTCCACAAAGGCAATGTCCTTGCCGCTCGCGTCCTTGCCGAACTGGAAGTGGATGCTGTTGCCGCCCTCCACGCTGCTGTTGTGGTTGAATCCGAGGATAAAGGCGTAGTAGGTGCCGTTGATTGTCAGCGACCCCACCTTGCCGTTCACCGCAATCGGCATCTTGTCGCCCGCGCTCCAAAGGTTCGCCGCTTGCCCGGACTGGGCGGCCTCCTTGATGGTGGCCGGGTCGTTGTCCTCGAGGGACGGGCTTGCCATCTTCACCGTCACGCTGACGGTCTTGTTGGCCGGGGCCGTGTGGTTGGTGCCCTCCGCGCACTTGACCGTAATGGTCGCCGTGCCGCTGCCCTTGGCCGTGATGGTGATGGTCGTCCCGCTCACACTCACGGTCGCCACGTCCGTCTTGTTGGAGCTGGCCGAAATCACGCCGTCGCCGCTCCGGGTGGCCGTGACCGTCCCGGTGGCGGTGCCGCCGCTCAAGGTGAGGCTGCTCTTGTTCAGCGTCAGGCTGCCCGCCGCCTTGTTGATTTTCCACGTGATGCTCTTGGCCGTGGTGGTGCCGTCGCTCCACTGGTAGTTCTTGCCCGGCGTGAATGTGGCCGTGTAGCTGCCCGCATTGGTGCCCGAGTTGGTGCCCCCCAGCGTCATTTTCCCGCTGTCATAGTTGGCCCATGTGGGGGACTGCGCGCTGCCCGTGTAGGTCAGGCTGCCGCTCTGCGACGGGGTGGCGATGTTCGCCCTCCCAATCGTCCAGTTCACGGTCTTTGCCCCGGTGGTGTCGTCCTCCCACTTGTACCCCTCTTTCGGGGTGAATGTCACCTGATAGGTGCCCGCGTCGGTCGCGCTCTGCGTCCCGCCGATTTCCAGCGCGTTCGGGTCGTAGTTGTTCCAGCTCGGGGACTGCGCCTGCCCGTTATAGGTCAGCACGCCGCCCTGCGAGGGAACTGCGCTGATTTTGGTCGTCATTTCCGTAATGGCTTCCTGCGCTGCCTCTGCGGTCTCTTTGGCCGCCTGCGCAAGTTGTCTCACAGCTTCCAGCTCCGCCCCGGTAACGCCCGGGACGTTTACTGCTCCATACGCCATGCCTTACTCCTTTCCGTCCTCAATCCAAAACTCCGCCGAAATTGCCTCCGCCGGAACTTGGATTGCACGAACTCGAATTTTCCCTGCCATCGTCTCGTTGGTCGCGCACAGCCCGCAGGTCTTTGCTGTGCCGAGGCTCCCCGGCGCAATCGTGATTGCCGCCCGGTCGTTCGCGGTTACTCCCTCCGCCGCAATGTCGTAGTAATGAGGGTAGTCCCCGCCGCTGTCGCTCGCCCAGCCCGTGGCCGGAATGGTGATCGCCACGCTCTGCGCCTTGTCTGCCTTGGCCTGTTCCAGCTCCTCGATTGCCTCGGTCGCCGTCTTTGCCAGCTTCGCCACAAGGCCGCCTGCGTAGCCTCTTGCCTCCTCCGCACAGGCTTTCAAGTGTTCAAATACTGTGATTTTGCTCATGCGTGACACCCTCCCATCATCGGAAAAAATAACAGGGCGGGATTACTCCCGCCCTGTCTTGCTCCTTTTCCTTGTTGGGTTAGGCCTGCTCGGTCGCAAAGACCTCGTTCAGCATCTCCTGCACTTCCTCGAGGGTGGCGACCTCCATGCCGTCCAGCTTGGCCTTGTCCTCCTTGGACATCAGGCCATTGGCCTCGCTGGTGGCGGGGGCGTAGGTGGTGTCCTGCGCGGGAATGCCGAGGCCAGTGATGTCCTCCTTGGTGACGGCCTCAACCGCGTTCACGTGGCCGGTAGCGTCCACAGTCACCTTGTAAAGGCCGCTGGCCTGCGGGGTGTAGCTGGGATGGGTGTAGTTGTTCAGGCCCGCCAGCTTCTCCTTGTCCTCGGTGGTGTAGTCGTTGGTGGAAAGGCCCTTGCCCTCCTCCTTTTCGACGTAGTTGGTGAGGTCAACGGTGGTGTCGTCCAGCAGCACGACCTCGTTCTCCACCTTGGCGTAGATGTCGTAGTGCTTGGTCTTGCTGTTCATCACGAGGTACATCACATTGTCCTCGGCACTCTCCGCCTCGGGCACAGCGTCCACTTTCTTGAAAGAGGCGTGCCCGGTCTTGGCGATGGCGGTCTGGATGGCCTGCGCGACCTCGGTGTTGGTCTGGAATGCGCTGTCGTTGTTCAGCTCGGAGACCTTAGTGGGAACAGTGATGTCCACGGCCTTTTCGCTGACCTCCTGCGCCACGCCGTTGACCTTTACGGTCTCAATGACGTTGGGCTGGCCGCCCGCGCTTTCCAGAGTGTCCACGCGGCCGGAAAGGGTGCTGACGCTCTCTTTGGTCGCGTACTTCTGCTCGGACTGCTGTGCCAGTTCCTGCAGGGCCTCGAGTTTGGTGAGTTTTTCCTTGTTGTAAGCCATAGTTTTTTCCTCCTTGAAAATAAAATTTATATTGTTTAACGCGGTGGCTTAACCGCGCAAAACACGAGTTAGTCGGTGCCCTCCGCACCATAGATTTCGTCCAGTGCTTCTTCCACTTCACTGTCCGTCGCGGCGATGTCCTCAATGACCGAATCGCCGTCCACCGAGAGCGTGCCGTCCGCCGAAACGGAAAGCCCCTCTCCAATCTTCACGCCGCCCAGCCGGGTCGTCGTGGCCGCCGGGAGTACGTAGCCGTCGCCCCCGGTGGAGCCGCCTCCGCCCGCCGCCCCGTTCGAGGCGTTCAGCAGCAGTAGGCAGGCCTGCATCTCCGCTGTCGGGGCTTTTTCGGCGTAAAGCCTGATTTTCCCCTCCATCGTTCTTGCCGCCGTGCAGAGGCCGCACGCCTTGGCCGTCTCCATGTCCGCCGGGAACACGCTCACGGACGGAACCATCTCCTCCGTCACGTCCCCCTGCGGAATGTCCAAATAGAAGCTGCCCTCGGCTCCCTCCTCCGCGCCTACGTCCCAGCCCGTGGCCGGGATTGTGATTTCCCGCTTGACGGTGGCCCCGGCGATAAGCTGCTCTACTACCGCCCGCGTCACAATGGAATCCGGGTCGATGGTCGCCGTCACGTTGTCCACGTCGCCCACCGCCGCAATTAGGTCGAATGTCGCCAGCTTGCCTACGGCGGAGCTGGCCGGGCGAATCCACTCCGGCCCGTTCTCCAACACAAGGTACGTGTACGGCACCTCGCCCTCGTCCGGGTCTGCCGCGTAAAGCAGAATCCCCGTGGCGTAAAAGCCCATTTCCACGTCGGGGCTGTTGATCTGCACCGTGACCTGACACTCGCCGTCCACCGGGTTTGTGACGGCGGAAATTTTCGCGTCCATCACATACCCCGCAGGCTCCCGCATGGTTTTCGGGGTCTCGCCCTCGGGGATGGTGCCCTTGCCGACCGCCGCCCTCGTGTAGTGCATCTGGCATCTTCCTGCCATGACCTTTCCGAGTAGCGCAATGCCCGGCGCGCTGCTGTAGCTGCCGTCCTCAAAAATAGCCATCCTCTGTTTCCTCCTATTCTATAAGTTTGGATTTGGTATGCGTGTGGCAGTACATACCGCCCGCGCCCTCTGTGCGGCCCGTGGAGGCCCTTTTGGGGTCTGGCGGTAATCCGTCTACCCCCGGCTTCAAAAGCCCACCGTAGGCCACGGAGAGGTCTGTCCTGCCCGTTCTGTCCTCCCCGACCGGGGCGGTGTCGAACTCTGCAATGGCCCTCCCGCTGTAGCCCACCGTGAGGGCCGTCCTGCTGGTTCTGTCCTCGCCCACGGGCGCGGTCTCGAACTCGGAAATCGCTCTCCCGCCGTACCCGACGTAGAGCTGCTTCCTGCTGGTTCTGTCCTCGCCTACGGGTGCGAGCGTGTAGTGCGCGCCCGTCGCCCCGCCGAAGTGGAAATCTATCCTCTGCCGGAACGTCCTCTGAATGTGGACTTTCATGTTCAGCGCGAGGTGCGCGGGTATGCGCCGCGTCAGCGTGTCCCACAGGTTCATCTCGTCAAAGACTTCGCCCTCAATCGTGATGAACACCACGCCCCGCTTGAAGTCCACCGCCACGGCCCTTTCCGTGTAGTTTGCGATGATGCCCCGAATCTCCGGCTCCCCGATGTGGCCGTACCCCGCGAGCCGTGCAATGACGACGCGCTTCCTCTGGTCGAGCGTGAGCGGCCTCGTGTAGGTGATTTCCAGTATCTCCTCCCACACTCTGATCGTCTCCGCGTCCGCCGTGAGGATAAAGTTGTTGAGGTACGTCTGCTCGATGTTGGCCTCCAAGCCGTCAGCCACCCGGCCAAACGCCTTGAGGATTTCCACCATCTCGAAAACTTCCCTGTAGTATCGGGGGTAGTAGGTGATTAGCTCCTCAAAGTTGTTCTTGTAATACTTCTCGTACAGCTTCACTCAATCCTCACCTCCCCGAGGACGGGCACATCGTCCTCTCCGGGGATGATGTTCTGCGTACCGCCGTTGAGCTTCAAGTCGGTGTAGTCCACAAGGCTTTTCAGCCCGCTTAAAATCGCGCCGATGGCCGACACCCGCACGGTTATCACCGCCTCGTCGTCCGCCCCCAGCACCAGTTCCCGGAGGTATCTCTCGATGGCCTCCGTCGCGTCCTGCTGTACGGTCTCCTGTGTGGCCCCGCTCGCCAACTCCGCGCCGAACGTGACCTCGATTTCCAGCGCGGTCGCGCCTACCGCCGTGAAGTGCGCCCCAATGTTCGCCACCCCGTTCCCGAGGCCGTCCCCGATGGTGTAGGTCTTGCCGTCCACCGTGGCCGTCATGCCCTTGTCCGCCGGGTCGATATAGTTCTGCACTTCCAGCACCTTTGCCTCGCTGCACGGCTTTCCCGTCGTGTCAATCAGCACCGCCTTGACCGTGTTCTCGCCCAGCCATAGCGGGAAAATCCTCGCCCGGCCTACGCCGTCGATGCTCTCGCACCATGTCTTGTAGTGCTGCTTGTTCCCGTTCTCTGCCGGGCCTGCAATCTTCTCTATTACGCGGTTGCGGAGGCTTTCGTCGTCCTCGTCGTCGCTGCCGTTCTCGTAGATGGCCCCAAACGTGGCCGAAATCAGCCCCTCGATGTTGTTCACTGGCACCGCCGGAGTGCCCTCGTAGATGTCGTTGCCGTCCTCCCCGGCGGCCTCCGCCTCAAAATAGAGGAGGCCCGTCTCCGCCTCCTGCCGGAGTACGAAGTAGGCCCCGTCGTAGTAGAAGCGTTCGCCCGGCTCCGGGGTAACGCCCTCGAACTCTGCGCGGTATTTGGCCCGCGTCGCCGCCAGCCGCGTGATGCCGTACTCTCCGGCCTTTGCGTCCAGCGCGTCCCCCGTGGTCGTCGTCAGCCTCGAAAGCTCCACCACGAGGTCGAGGTCGGTGTAGAGCTTTGCGACCTTTATCAGCACACCCGAAACCGCGTCGTAGAAGATGCTGCCCTGCCGGGTGTCAATTCCCTCCGGCGCGTTGTTCAGCACGTCCTCCAACAGCCGCTCGTATGTGTAGTCCTCAAACACTCTAAATCACCTCCTCTACCTCTGTTTCTCCAAAAATCGTGTCCGCCCGAAAAGAAATACGCGCACAGTCCTCCTCGAAATCAATCTTGAAATCGTAGACGGACAAAATGCGCGTATCTGGCGCGAGCGCGTCTTTCACAAAGCCCTCCGTAGCGGCCTCGATGTAGTCCCGTGTTGCGTCCTTTGCTATAATCGCGTCCTCAATCTCGCTCCCGTACTGGTGGTCGTAAATGAGGCACTTAAATCGCGGCGTGATGATGGCCTTTCTGATCGCTTGGTTTACCGCCGTCAGTCCGTCCACCTTTCCAACAATCCTCCCGTTGTCGAGGTCGAGCCTGTAGGTGCGGCTGGGCTTCTCCTCCGCCTCCTTGACGGTCTCGACCGGGATGGGGATAAACGTGTCCGGCATATCAGCTCACCCTATCCAGCACGAAGTATTGCTTCCCCTTGTTGAAAGCCAAAACGTGTACTTTCTCCCCCACCTTGAGCGCGTTGTGTACCGTGATGGCCTTGCGCCCCTCGATGGCGTGGCTGTGGGAGGCGAAAGATGCGTCGCCGCTGCCGCCGCTCTCGCTCTCCGTCCGCCAGTGTACCGTTACCTCCGTGCTGTAGTCTGTCAGGTGCCAAGGCACAATGGTAATGTTCTGCCCGATAATCAGCTTTTCGTCGTTGACGATTTGGATTTTCAGCGGACTTGTGGACTTCACAATCCCCTGCAAAACCTCCGCCCCGTTCCCGACCATTCCCTGAAATAGCTGCTTGATACTGGTTTTCTCGGTTTCCTCTGCCATATCCGCACCTCCCTCTAACTAAAAGTACCGTCGTCTACCCAGCCATATACCCTCGTGCTGCTGTCCGTGTGTATCAGGTGCCACGGGTGCTTTGCTCCCTTGGCAATCAGCGTGATTTTCGCCGGGCCTGCCGCGCACTTGCTGCCCGTGGGGTTGCTGGCCGTGCTGCTCACGTAATGGTAGCCGCCGTTGAATTGCACCACGTCGCCCACCTTGTAGTCCTTGCTGCTGTCCTCCGCGCCCTTTTCCTCCTTGGCGAGGTCGTTCGCGTAGTTCAGCTTGAGCGACATCGTGTGTTTGTTGTCCTCAAATGTGTGAGTGTCCTCGTCCACGTAGAACGTCCGGGAAATCTCAAGCTCCGGGATGATGATATAAACGCCGATGCCGGAAATGACCTCGGCTATCCCCATCGCCTCCACCGAGAGCGTCCGCTCCGGCGTGCCCTTTTCCTCCATGATGCTCTCTATCAGGTCGTTCACCTGCGCTGTGGTGAGGCTTTCGTCCGGCTGGTCGATTTCTTGGAAAATGCCGATTTTCTTTTCCAGCTCGGAATTGCTCTTTTCGGCAACCGTCGTGCCCTCCTTGCTCACCATCTTCACCCGCGTCTTGATGTCCTCAATGCTGCGGCTGTAGGAGTAGGAGGTAATGTTCTGCCCCACCTCAATCACCCATTGCAGAATGTTCTCCCGCCGGGTGAGGAGGCTCAACTTACCCTTGCTGCTAGCGACGTAGTGCCGTATGCCCGTCGCGTCGAAGTCGAGGCTCAAAGCGTCCGCAATCGCGTCGAATGCGGTCGTCTTGCTCTTTGTCAGCTCCGGGATTTTATAGCTACAGCTCGCCACCTCTCCCATCGGGAGGCCGAAGCGGGTGCAGCAGTCCCGGAACACGTCGCTGGCCGTCTTGTTCTCGTAGCAAAACGTGTCCTTGTTGTTTGCGAGGTAAATCCCGTTGTCGTAGGCCGTGAATTGCAGCTTCTTTTGGTTGCTCTGCGTCTGCGACATGATAATGCCTCGGAACAGCTCCGTCCCGTCATAACTGAAAATGCACTGGTGCCCCTGCTCCACGTCAATCCCGCTCCGGGCGTGCTTGTACCCGTCGTCGTCAATCAGTGTGACCGCCAGCGTCCGGGAGGACGAGCCTTTCCGTCCTTTCCACTTCACTTGCTCGACGAGCTGGGTAACGTCGTAGCCCTGTTCGCCCTTTAGAATAATCAGGCTCATTCCGTCTGCCATTGTCTCGCCTCCTCAAGGTAGTGTTAAAACCTGTCCGGGATAAATCAGGTTCGGGTTGCCCCCGATTGTCCCCTTGTTCGCGTTGTAGATTTTCGTGTAGTCCGAGCCGCTGCCGTAGAACTGCTTTGCAATGTTCCACAGGCAGTCGCCCGACTTGACCGTGTAGGTTTTCGGCTGCACGCTGTTGTCCACCCGCGCCTCCTCTTTCTCTACGGTGGCCTCCTTGCTGGGAATGTCCACTTTGACCTGCCGGACGGTGATCTCCCGGTACTCTTTCAGTGTGATGTCGTACTGGTACGTTCCGGGGTCTCCGCCCTCCTCGCTGTAGTTGAATTTCTCAATCGAACAGTAGAGGTCTACCCCGCAGGCCGTCGCAATGAAGTGTACGGGCTTCTTGCTCGCTTTCCACGTGTTGATTTTCTGCACCAGTTCCAGCGGCTTTGTGATGCTGCTGACCTGCAATCCGGGGAAGCGCGCCGCCGGGAAAAAGCTCGAAAAGCTAAATTGCAGGGCCGGGCGGCTCTGCATGATGATGATTTCGCCCAGCCCTGTAATGTCCATGCTGTCGTTGCTGCTCCCGTTGTTGGTATTGAACGTCTCCGGGAGGACGGGGAGCTGTATTTTCTCTTTCTCTGCGTTGTACGTCAGCCACATTTGGTACTTAATACTCATACGACATATCCCCCTCCTCGTAGATTTCGCTCTGGATAATGCTCATTAGGATAGGCTTGAGGTTTTCCCACATGATTTGCAGCACCGTCTCCCGGTCGGCTCCGTTGCCGCTCACCTCAATCGCGCCGCTGCCTGCGATTTCCAGCAGTATGCGCTTCACCTGCTCCTGTGCCGTCTCCCTGCCGCTCGAGGTCTCGCTGCCTCCGCCACTGGTGAATACCTGTAGAGGCTGCCGCTTCTCGTTCAGCGCGGCAATCAGCCTGTCGGTCTCCTGCGTCGGGAACACGGTGCTGCCCTGCTCCCCGACGATAAGCTCCGGCCCGTTCTCCCCGGCGATAAAGTAGTCCGTGCTGTCGGTCGTGCCGCTGGCGTAGGCCGCCGCTGGCCGGGCGACAAGCTCCGGCCCCTGCTCGCCCGCGAGGAAAACGCTCTCCGCGTTCGTGGTGCCCTTTGCGTGGCCCGCGACGCTGCCGCTGGAAGTCACGTTCACATGGATGGTGGCGTTGGCCGAGGACAGGGCAGACGTGACCGCGCTGGCGACCTCCCGCGCCGCCGACACCGCGCCGTTCTTTCCGGCCCGGATTTGGTCTGCGTAGGAGCTGATGGTCGAGCTGGCCGCTGCGCTGGCCTCCTCGCTCAAGTCCATGCCATTGATGGTGTCCTGCATCTCCTGCTCAATGGCGTTCATCTGCGCCGTGAAATCCGTCTGCCAGTCCGCCACGGCTGCCGCTGCGGTCTCCTTTGCGGCCTGCACCTGCCCGACAGTCTCGGCAAGGGCCGCCACCGCCTCGGTGTTGCCGCTGTTGATGGCCTCCGCCATGCTCGCGGCCAGTCCTGCGGCCTCCTCGCTGCCGGACTGTGCGTAGGCCATCAAAGCCTCGTAGTTCTCTTGGGTAACGCCCAAGTCCTCCGCCGAGGTGTTTTTCAGCGTCTCGACGTTGGCACTGTAGCTCTCCCAGTAGGCGAGCTGGCTGTCGAGGGCGGCCTGTGCGTTCGCCACGGTCGCGTCCATGTCGGCCTCCGCCTCGTCGAATAGCCCGAACTGGCCCTCGAAGCTCTCAAGGGCCGCTTGGTACGCCTCGTCGTAGGCCGCGCACAGCTCCTCTACTTTGGCCCGGACGTTATCATAGGCAATGGAGACCGCTTCCTCGTAGGAGGACGGGCTTTCCGCCGCTTCCTCCGCCGCCTCTGCGACCCCGGCCCAGTCGTCCTCAATCCCCTGTAGGGCTGCTTGGTTCTCGGCGTAGGCTGCGTTCAACTCGTCCAGCGCGGCTTGGTACGCCTCAAGGTCGTCCCATTCGCCGCCCGTCCAAAAGTGATCCCAGCCGCTCATGTTGTCCATGCGCTCCTGCTCGAGCCGCACGTTCTCCTCGGCCTTGGCAATCTCCTCCTCGAGGTTTGCCTGCTCCTTTAGGAGGTCAACATACGCCTGCTTCTGCTCTGCCTGCCGCTCCTGCTCCGCTTGGGCCTCCGCTGCCTGCTTCATGGCCTCGATGCTCTTTTCGGTGCTGCTCGCCACGTCGTCGTAGGAGAGTGCCAGCTCGGGCAGATCTGTGTTGAGCTGGTCTATGACGGCTTTCATCTGCTCCTCTTGAGCCGCCGTCCTGTTGGTGGTGGAGGCCAAGTCCTCGAGCTTCTGAATGAGGGAAAGTGTGCCGACCTCGTTCTGGTCGATGGTCGCCATGCCCTCCTCGTAGCTGGAAATCAGCTCGTCATGGCTCTGCACCAGTGCGTCCACCTCTGCGGTGAACTCCTCCACCGTCTGCTTGTTCGCCTCGTAGGAGGCCGTCAGGTCGTCAACCTGATACTTGAGCCGCAGGGCCTCCTCCGAGGTCTCTCCGTACTTCTCGCAGGCCTCCTCGTATTCCGCGTTGAGGTCTTGCAGCTCGTAATACTGCTCGCGGGTGGTCGCCGTCAGGCCCTCCACCTCGCCCAAGTCCTCTTGGAAAGCGTCAACGAGGAATAGGGCCGCCGCCGTGACCGCTGCGATGGCTGCCGCAATCGCGGTGATAGGCCAAATGGCCGCCGATAGCGTCGTCCCGAATAGCGCGGTCGCCGCCGTCGCTACCGCCGTTCCTGCGGCGTACAGCGCGAATCCGGCTACCACCACGCCGAGGCCCACGCCAATGGCGGTAATAGCCTTTGTGACGGCTGGGTGTTCCTGTAGGAACTCGCCCACGCCCTGCACAAAGCCCGCGAGGGCCGACGAGCCAGCTGAAACCGCCGGGGTGATCGCGGCCCCGAACGCCGCCTTGATGGAGTTGCCTGCGGCCTGCCATTCGTCCCCCATCGACTGCGCGCCCTCCGCGAGGGTTCCCACCGCGTCGTACATATCCAGTGTTCCGCCCTCGATGCCCGAAAGCACCGGGAGGACGGTCGCCTCCAAGTCCTCGTACTGGGTGCCGAACAGCCCCACCGCCGCCGCGTTCTTTGCCATCGGGTCGTCCATGCTTTCCAGCGCGTTCACGACCTCGAAAAACGCTGTGCGGGCTGTGTCGCCGCCTGCGGCGAACTTCTCCGACATCACATCGGCGTTCATCCCCAGCAGCTCAAATGCCTCTGCCGTGGTGTCGCTGCCGTCCTTGGCCCGGATATTGAACTCCTTGACCGCGTCGCCAACCTTGTCCACGCTGAACACGCCCGCCTCTGCGCCGTCCACGAGGCTCGAGACGAACTCCTCCGCCGACAGGCCAAGGGCGGAATACTGCGCCGAATACTCATTCAGCACGTCCAGCAGGTCGCCGTTCTTGTCCGCGCCGTTCTGCGCGCCAATGGCAATCAGGTTGTAGGCCTCCTGCGCCGACACGCCGAAGTTTTTCATCAGCGCGCCCGCCGTCCGCGAGCTTTCCGATACCTCGTACCCGAGGACGTTGTTCAGCACGAGGGCCGCGTCCGTGGCCTCCTCGAGCGCGTCCCCGGTCAGCCCGGTCGCCGTCTTTACGTTCATCATGCCTGCGGCTACCTCGTTCAGGTTCTCCGCGCTGGAAGATGCGTAAACATCAAGGGAGTTGGACATCAGCTCGTCCAGCTCCCTACCCGTTGCGCCCGTCGCGCCTACTATCGTCTTTTCCGCTTCGGAGAAGCTGCCCGCCAGCTCGTAGACCGCCCCGGCGATCTCCATAACCTTTGCGGTAATGCCCGCCGCCGCGAGTGCGCCCGCGACCGCGCCTATCGCGTCGGTGCCCTTGTTCCCGGCTCCCTCGGCTTCCTCTGCGGCCTGTTCCGAGGCGTTGGAAAGTTCCTCCGTCGCCTCGCTCGCCCTGCCGTTGGCCTCTGCAAGGTTCTCCGCCGCGTGCCCGGCTCGCTCTGCTGCCGCCTCAAGCTGGTTGAGGTCGCTCGTCCCGGAGGCCATCGTCTGGTTGTAGGCCTCCAAAGCCTCGTCCGCCTCCTGCTGGGCCTTTTCCAGCTCCCGCATGGCCTCCGCTGCCTCTGTGCTTGCCTTGGCGAGGGCCTGCTTGGTCTCTGCCGAAACGTCCTCATTATCCGCGAGCCTGTCGGCAGTCTGCGCCGCCTCGTCCATCGCCGCGCTCAAGTCCTGCTGGATTTGAGCCGTCGCGTCCATGCTCCGGCCCAGCTCGCTTGCCGACTGCTCGCAAAGTTCCAGCATTCGGTTCTGTTCCTCAAGGGCATCGGCCGATTTCAGCCCCATCTCCACCAGTTCCTCGGTGGAGTACGTGGCCTCAAGCAGCTCCCTGCTGTAGTTCCCTACCGCGTCCGTCCAGTAGTCGGCCTGCCCCATCGCGGCTTGCAGGTTGTCAATGGAGGTGGCAATGCCGTCCACGGAAGATACCGCTGTCGAAACACCTCCCGCAATCCCCTCAAGGGCGGCATTGGCTGCGTCCCCGGCGCGCTCCCATTGCTCCGTCATGCTCTGGCCCTTTTCGGCCATGCTGCCGAGCTTGTCGCTCATTTCATCCACGAGCTTAAATCTCGCCAGTAAATCAGCCATTTCCTCGCCTCCTCTCTGCTTTTGGGTATGAAAAAGGGCCTCGCATCTTCTGCGAAGCCCTTATAGCTCTCGTAATTATGTTTTCCGGGGTGTTTTCTCTCCGAAAATCCCCTTAAAGGTCGATTTTCTCCCGTTTGGGTCTGTATGTCTTTTGGAAATCCTTTGCTACCTTGGACGGGAACAGCCCGCCCGCCGAAGCGTCGAGCTTCACGCTCTTTTTCTGCCCCTCGCTGGTGTACGAGATTATCAGGTACGTGTCGATGGCCGCCAGCGCGCCGACTGCCGCGCCCGTTCCTCCGGCCACGTACTTCCCGGAGGCGGCCCCGGCGAACGCCTTGCGCCCGCTGTCGTCCCCCAGCACCAAGTCAATGCCCGTGACCTTTTCCCTCGCTATGTTGATTTCCTGCCCGTCTTTCTTGAATGTGATTTTCTCCGGGCCGTAGAACATCTCCACCGTAAGGCCCTTTGCCAGCGGTAGGCCGCTGACGTGCTTGAGCGTCCCGCTCATGGTTGCTCCCAGCCGGGTCGCCGTGGCCTCTTTTGCTCTCTTGGCTCGCTTGGATTTCTTGTACCCTCGGTAGCTGATGTAGGCAAGCCCGCCGCAAAACAAGATGATAATGGCGGCTGCCAGAATGTAGTCTCCCATCTCTGCTCCTCCTGTCCGTGGCCGTTCTGCCTACTCCGTAATCTCGATAATGGGCTTTTCAATCGTCGCCCGCTGGTGCCATGCCACCGTGCTTTTCCCCCAGTCTATCACGAAGCCTTTCAGCCCCGGCGGTGGCGGCTCCTCTCGAAGCTCCAAGTATTCGCCCTCCGCCTCGACCTCGCTCCTGTTCGGGTAGCTGGCCGGGACATGGCCTGCGCGGGTGGGAAAACGGTTCGCAATGTAGTAGAGCGCATAGAAGTGGGCCGCCGTCGGCGGCTCCCCGATGAAAACCATCAGGTAGTCCCTGTTCTCTGCAAAGCCCGTCTTTTGCATTCCCGTGTATTCTTTCAGGAATCCAGCCTGCTGCGCTCTTTGAAAGCGATGCTCCGGGTCTTTGCCTGTGTCCGTATGGCGTATGAGTTCAACGTCCTCCGGGTTTATTCTTTTGGCCCTTAAAACATCGCTCACATACTCATACATCGCAAAGCCCTCCGCCCGTCATAGCACAACTTTCTTGTACTTGTACGCCCAAAGATAGCCCCCGGCGCGTTTCTGCTTCCCTCGGAGGCAGGCGTTGATACAAGATACCTTTATCCCCGTGGCCTGCGCTGCCGCGCTCTGGCCGGGGTATTCCGCCAAGACCTTGAGTGTCGCCGGGTCGATTTGAACTACCGGGGTCTTGCTGCCGTTCTTGGCCGCTGCCCTCGCCGTCCGGCTGCCGTAGTTCGTGTTCTCCTCTGCGGTCGCCCACTCAAGGTTGCTTGCGCGGTTGTTCTCCGGGTTTTCGTCTCTGTGGTTTACCTGCGGCTTCCCCTCCGGGTTCGGGACGAATGCTGTCGCCACAATCCTGTGCAGCCGGAAAGACTTTCTCACCCCGTTCCTGTCTACCAAAGAAATCTGCATATATCCGTGCTTTTTCCTTGTCGGTGTGATTATCTTTACCCGCCTTACTCGTCCAAGATTGCTGACCTCATAAAGTCCCTCATAGCCCAAAATGGGCCGCCAACTTTCCCGCATAGCACGCCCTCCCGATGGTATTCACATTATACCCCCCCCCCCCCCCGCCAAAAATCAATAGTTTTCGGAAAATGCCCCGATAATCGGCATTTCTCAAAATTACCTCTTGAAATTGACGGTATCGCGCCTTACGGGTTTCCTGTCCTCCTCAAGCTCCGAGGCAATATAGAGTAGCTGTATCTCCCTCGGCATCTTGTAGAACTCCTCCATGCGGAGGCCGTGCCGCTGCCAGAGTACGCTCGCCCAGTAGCCGTCGGAGCCGGGAGTGCTTACGAGTTTTTTGCCGCTTCTAGCTCCTCGTCGTCATTGACCGCGCTCGCCAGTCCGAGGGCCTGCATAACCATGCGGGAAACGTGCTGGTATTCGTCCGGCTTCGGGAACACCCTGAGCGGCATATCCGTCACGTCCACGCAATGGTAGTAGTCCATCAGCTCCTTGTCCTTGAGGTTCGGGAACTGCAACGCCTCCACAATCAGGTGGCGGCTGGCTCTCGCGCTGTCCTTTTCGGTTTTCCAAACCACCTCGCCCATCGCAATCAGGGGGTTGCCCTTTTTGTCGGTCGCCATGCTGCGCTTGCGGTAGGCCTCGTTGATTCGGTTGATTTCCTCCTGCGAAAGCACCTTGATTTCCAGCGGGATTACCTCGCCGTTCTCGTCCCTGATGCTGTCAAGGCCGGGGGCGGTGACAATCTCCGGCTCCATGCTGCGCATAAAATACTTGAGGTTCTTCTTGTCTGCCATGTCGTTCTCTCCTTTTTGAGGTAGTAAGTATCGGCCCCTCCGGGCGGAGGGGCCTCGCGGTTAAAGAATGTCTTTCGCGTTGAACGAGATCGCGTCCTCCACGACCTCGCCGCCGCTGTCGAGCATGGTGAGCGGCAAGTCGCCCGTCAGGACACAGCCTACGCAGGTGACGGTGTTGGTGCCGTACTGCTTGTAGTAGTCGCTGTTCTTGTCCTCCATGATGCCCTGAATCGTCATTTCCGGGGTCTCATGGCTCTCCTTGTACTCGGCAATCTTCTCCTCCAACCACTTGGAGGAGCGTCTGCGGGTGATGGTGCCCGTGATGGCGTAGCCCAGCCAGCGGCTGCTCGGGGTCAGCTCTCCGAGCTGCCTGCCCGTCCACACGTCCGGCGTGAACTTGATTTCGCACTTGATGCTGTCCGCAATCTCTACGCCGTCGAGGTAAACATGGCCCTCTCGCAGGGAAATCGGTGCGTGATTGTATTCCATGCCTTATTGCCCTCCTCTCTCTTATCTCGTCTTGACGGTGAAATACAGCTTTTCCGCGCTGTCCACCGCCTGCAATCCTACGTTGAAGTAGGTCTCGTCGTCCACACTGGCCTCCCGGTCTACGAGGAAATCCTCGTCGTAGGAGACGTTGGTAATGGCTCCGCTGTCGTCGAACTGCCGCAGGATGGTCTTGCCGATGCCCTCCATGATGTCCCAGCCCCGGCTATCGTTGTCGTACTTGTTGGGCGGGAAATTGAGCTGCACGGCCTCTTGGAAAGTGTCGTACACGCGGATTACGCGGTTCTTGCGGTAGCTGCGGTCTTTCTTGTCCGCGTAGGTGACGAGGCTGTTGATGTCGTACTCGACCACCACCTCGTCGTTCTCGTTGACGGAGAAAAAGAACTCGCCCGCATTGATGGCCGCGATAGCCTCCTCGTTGCTCTTGGGGCCGACCACGGCGGTCGCGCCTGCGTACTGGTTGTAGGTCAGGCTCTCGGTGTTGGAGGCCCCTGCGGTCGCGCCCGCGACCCATGCGCAAGCCTCCTCCACGGTGAGGTCGTCGCCGTCCAGCGAAACGCTGTTGGTGACGTTGATAACGCCCTCGTAGTCCATGCCCGGCGCGTTCGGCATGACTACCTGCACGCCCTTGCCCATGCTGTCGCGCATATACTTGATTTTGGTGAGGGCCGCCTGCTTGACGTTCTTGGCCTCCTCCCCTTCGAACGGGAAGCACACGGTATTGAACTTCACGCTCTCCCAAGCGTCGATGAAGTCCGTAATATCCATGTTGGTGGCCGCCTCGTCGGTGCCGCCCGCGAGGGTCGTCCCTGCGGCCTCTCCGAGGCTGCCCGTGCCGCTGAACGTGATATACGGGTTGTCGAGCGCAATCAGCTCCTCCACCGTGTTCAGGCCCTCGTACTCCGTGACCTTGCCGCCGTCGAGGTGGATAAGCACATCGTACCCGCCCAGCGGGTTCGCGTCCACGGTAACGGTGAGCAGATTGCCCCGGCTGGCGCCGTACTTGGCGACGGCGGTGAGGGTGTTGGTGTTGCCGCCCGCTCTGGTGGCGGCTGCGCTCTCCGGGTAGGCCACGCACGCGGTGTAGACCTCCTCCGTGCCGTCCTTGCTGACCGTCACGCTGAACTCTACATCAGCTCCGCCCTGCTCGAGGGCGGCCAGCTTCTTGTAGGTCTCGGTCGTCAGGAAGTCCGCCGCGCCCGTGATGTTCACGCCGTCGATGGTGACGGTGTAGCCCTGCCCCAGCAGCGCGGTCACGGTGTCGAACAGACCCGTGTTCTTGACCTCGCTCACCGGGCCGGTCAGCGTCATGGTGAGCTTGCGGCTGCCGTCGTCGAAGTTCAGCGTGCAGCCCGTCAGGTTCTCTTTCGCGCCCATGTTCTCCGTGATAGCCTCGCTGACTGCGGTGGAAATCTCGGTGGCCTCCTGCTCGGGCAGAGCCATCTCGATCTCCGCCGTGGCCTTTTCGCCCTCCGTCAGGATATAGGCGTAGACCGTCGTGGCCCGCTTGAACGCCTCCCGAATGAGGAGCATCTGGCGGTTGGGGTCGTCGTCGTAAATGCTGTACCCGAAAGTGGCCGCCTCTGCGTCGGGGCTGGCGTTCGTCAGCTTAATGAACTTCTTGGCCGGGCCGTAGCTTGCCTTGGGGAGGGGGATAATCACGGTGCCCCGCGTGCCCGCGCTGATTACCGCCTGCTCTCTCCCGCTCTCGAAGTTGATATACGTACCCGGTCGCGTCTTGCCTACCAGTTTGTCGAATCTGCCTCCGGCCATCTCATTTCACCTCTCTTTTCTTCCACGCCTCAATGTGCGCCCTCATTTCCTCGACGGTGTACTTGCCCGTCATTCCATAGGTCGCCCCGGCGAACGTACTCGTCGATACTCCAAAGAGCTGACGGCAATTCTCCTGCAACTTCCCGACGGCATATTTCGGCGCGGCCCCGGTCTTTACCGTCGCCTGCCCGCCAGTGGCCGCCTTGCGTCTTGCTGCCATATCATAATCCTCCTTACTCCGGCTGGCCGCCGGACTGGTTTACTGGGACGGCGTACTTCTCCAACGCCTCCGCGTATGCGTCCGAGATGGTTTTCCCCGACTTCATAAACACGTCCACGTTAATCGAGTGCGCCCGCTCCCTGTCTGCTGTGGTGTCGCTGTAGGGCCTGCGGCTCCGCCAGCTTATTGTGAGCTGCGCGGCCCCGTCGTCCAGCACCTTGAGCTGCGGGTCGTTTATCCTTACCCAGCTCCCTGCAACCTCGCTGCCGTCCTCCGCAATCAGCGGTATCAGGTTCCGCGCTGCCCGAATCGCCGTCATGACCGCGTGGCCGAGGCTGTACGCTCCCTGCCCTGTCTTGTGGAAAAGTTTGATAAACCAAACGTAATCCATGTAGTAGGTCAGGAACGTCTCTCCGCCCGTGTCAATCTCCGGCGTAGGGAAGTAGGCCGCCGGAACAGTGAAGTTCTGCGGCACATTCCAGTAGTACGGGGCCGGGCCTCCGGCCTTGTCCAGCACGTATTTGATGATGCTCGCCATCTCCTGCTCAAGCACCTGTTTCCACCTCCCTTATCCGCCGCCGAAATAGCTGTCCAGCCATTCTTGCAGCTTTGCTTCCAGCAGCTCCGGGTAAATCCTGTCGAGTATGCGCAGCGCGCTCTCCCAGTAGTGCTTGCCCTCTACCCAGTGCTGCTTCAACATCATTCCCGTCTCTGCCGACGGGTCGTAAATGAAGCGGTCGCCCTCCCAATACCCCGGCACCCAGCGTCTCGCCACGCCCTTGGTATTCGTCCAGTGCCCGTCATTCACATAGCTCGCGTAGTCCACGTTCGTCCCGACTTCCAGCGTCAGCCCGCCGTCAGTCAGCTCCCATACGTTGCCCTCCGCTCCTTTCTCGAAGCTGGCGAGGAGCTGCCTGCTGTCCAGCACTTGCCTCCTCACGATCTCGTCCTGCAAAATCCGCAGGAACTCGTTCCCCAGCCCCTCCAAGAACAGCTCAAACTCCTTACGAAAATCCCCCTTGGCCGCCCGCTCCACGCTTCCAAAGAACTTCTTGAAATCGCTCATGTCAATTTCCACGTAGCTCATAGGTGCCTCTCCTCGTCAATCTTCTTGATGTAGACGAATAGGTGGTGGTTCCGCACGTTGATGGGCTGCTCCGCCGTGTACTCGTGCCCGGTCGCGCAGTCCACGATTTTGTCGTTGAGCCGAACGTCGGTTCCGATGGGGAGCGTGAGCTTGATTTTCGCGTCCATCAGGTTCGCCGGGGCCGTTTGCGTCACTGTGATGCTCGCTGACCGCACCCCGAAATGGCAGGTCTGCCCGCTGATGTCCGGCTCCTCCGGGTAGGAGAACGAGGGGGAGGCCGGGAGGTTGTACCCCGGTGACTTCTCCCTCTCGACGACATGGTAGATGTCGCACGTGTGGTTGAGTAGGTTCTCCAAGCTCATGCCCGCACCTCCCTCAAAGCCGCCTCATGCGCAGCGTAATGCCCTTGCGTGGCTCCGCTACAACAAAGTCGTCCAGCAGCGCCGCGAGGTCTAAACCGTCCACGCTGATTTGGCTCGTCTCCGATGTGTAGCTGTAGTCGTCGAACGTCTCCGATTTCACGTCCTTGGCGGCGAGCACGGCGTTGTGGGCGTATGCCTCCGCCAGTATCAGCACCGCTGTCTTGATGCTCTGCGGTATCTCCTCGTAGCCCTCAAAGGTGTTGTGCGTGTATGTGATAACATACTGCTCCGCCCTTGCAATGTCCACCGCGAGCCTTGTGTCGCTGCGCTTCTGAACTGACGGTATCTCGGAGTAGTCTCTGACCTCCTGCGGCGTTACCCACGGTCTTTTCGCCATTGCTCCCACCGCCTTAAACTTCGAGGCGTACCGCCTTGACGAAAATATCCGCGCAGCCGTCGCCGGTCTCCTCGGCGGACAGCTTGGCCGTGAGGGTCACGTCCTTGTCGCCTACGGCGGCGTATGCGCCGTCCTTGGTGGTGAAGCCCACGGCGTTCAGTGCGGCCGCATCGAGGTACTTCACCGGCTCGCTCTGGTCGCCGCTGACATCCAGCGTCGCGCTTGCAAAGGCGGTCTTTACATCAACAAAAAAGCTGATGATGCGGAAGCCCGCCGGGAGCACGACGGGGAGCTGCGTGCCCTCCGCTGCGTCGGTGTCCTTGTTCACGGTTCCGAGGTAGAACGTCTGCTCAATGCCGCAAACGCCTCTATCGAAAATTGCAACTTTCATCTGCTTTGCCCTCCTTTAGCTTTCCTGCAGGTCAATCATCGTGGGGCTGCCGGTGGAGTAGTCTCCCTCCGCCCACAAGATTGCGTCCACAAAATCGGCTTTCTTAAAGCCCTTGGTTTCGACCACCCCGACCTCCGGGGCAATCTCCTTGAGCTGCTCGAGCGTCATGTCCTCAAGCTGCTCCCGCGTGTACGGCTCCCTCTCGGGTTCCGGCTCCATCGGCTCCGGCTCGCCCGTCACCACGCGGAAATAGCCCGAGGCCACCGCTGCCTTTGCGGTGGCCTCGTCCTCCACGAACACGTCCGGGTGTTCCCGTGTGGCCTTGACCGGGCCGTAGTAGGAGAGGGCCTTTACCAGCTTCAAATGGTAGCTCATGGCCGCCCTCCTCTCTTACTTCAAGCCCTTGATGATGGCGGTCGCGTCCAGCTCCTCGATGATGGGGTCGTAGTCGAGGTGGATAACGTAGAAACGCTTATCCTGCATGATGGCTTCCTTGCCCTCGGTGGTCTTGCGAATCTGCACGCTGTAGGTGTTCACCACAATCAGGTTCCGGGGGTCGGTCAGCAGGATGGTGCCGTCGTCGAGGGACGGGCACTCCACGGCCTGAATGCGGGCCGGGGCGGTGTAAATGCTGTCGGGCACCGCGCCGCCTGCGCCGATAACCTTGTTCAGCAGGAACAGCTCCCATTCCTGCGCCCGGCGGGGGGACATCAGCCAGCGCAGCCGACCGTTGTTGTACTTGTTCGGAATCTGCGCCAGAGCCTTGTAGAACAGGTCGAGGCTCATTTCGCCCTCGCTGGAAGCGTCGTAGACGTGGCCGCCGTTGGAAATCTGCTTAATCCAGCCGTCATTGATTTTCAGGAAATCGTAGTCGGCGGTGCCCTCGGCCACGTCCTCGTCGCCGTTGAGGTACAAGTCCTCCATGTCCACGCCGAGCTGGGTAGTCATAAGGTTGGTGACGATGTTCTCGAAGTTCTGGCCCTCGATGTTCTCGCGCAGGGTCTCCTCGGTGATTTCCCAAGGCAGGCGTACAGCGGTGGTGCTGTACTCGATCTGGCTGGTTTTCACGCCAGCGCGGTAGTTGTCGTCCGTGTTCTCGGTCTTTTTGCGGACGATGCGGCGGTCAATGCCAATCTTGTCAATTTCGCCAGTCTTGGCGGTGCGCATCTCATGGCGCACAAGGCCGCCGAGGTTGGTGGCCTCAAAGGTCTGCTGGATGAATCGCCGGGCCTGTTCCGGGTTCAGCAGGCCAGAGGACAGGCTGCCCGTCTCAATGGCCGCTTTGCGAATGATGGTGCTGTTATCCATTGTCTGTTTTCCTCCTTGTTATTGGATTAGAGAATGCCGTGCAGATAGTGCTGCTCACCTGCGGCCTTTTCCACGCCGCCGCCGAGGTTGCTGGGGAGGCCCCTGCTTTTCAGCACCGGGTCAACCGCCTTTGCTACCGCTGCGGTAATCATCTCCTGCACCTGCTCTGCGGTAACTGCCTCGTGCTGCGGCTCAAGGGCCTTTTCGACCGCCGCCTCGACCATTGCGTTGATGGCCTCGGGGGTAATCTCGTCAGCCTTGGAGACGCAGCCGCCTTTCTTCTTGGCCTCGGTCACGGTCTCCTTTTTCTTGGCCTCCTCCTCGGTTTCTTCCTCCTCGGGGGTCTTTGCTGCGGTGTTGGTGGCCTTGGCGAAAGCCGCCTCTACAGCCTTTTCCACAATCCCCTCAACTTCCTGTTTAGTCACTTGCTTTTCCTCCTTGTCTGCTTTCTTGGTGCCCTCCGGGTCGTTCTCGCCCTCGCCGTCCTCCGGCTCCGGGTCGTCGAACTCCTTGAGGAACGCGCCCAAGCTCTCGTAGATGCCTTTCAGCGTCTCGCGGTTCTTGCCACTCATTTTCTTCCCGGCCTTTTCTACGGGCTGCCCGGTCTGAATGGTCTCGGTAATGCTCTCTCCGCCAGTGAGAATACTGGTGATAATCTGGCTGAACTCCTCAAGGCACTCCCGCACCTTGTTCTCGTCGGTCTCGTAGAGGTATCGGCCCGTGATGGGGTCGTATTTATATAAAATCTCCTCAAGGGAGTTAAAAGCGTTCCAAAAGAGCGTGCCCTTGCTGCGCTCCTCGTAAAGCTCCGCCATAGCCCCCTTTTCCACCACGGTCAGCCCCAACATTTTCCCCAACTGTTTCAGCAGCCCTTTCTTCTCGCTGGTTTCCTGTTTGCTCACGTTCTCCAATTCAACGTCCTCCTCGCTGTAATTTCCGAGGCCGCCCATCGAGAGGCCTGTGATCTCGCCTTTCTCAATGCCCTCCCACACGCTCTCGTCTGCGACCTCTACGGTCATAAGCCATGTCCCTTTCTTGATGGTCTCGCCGTCGATGTCGAAATCCGCCTTGGCAATCCAGCTCTCCACGACGCTCGCGCCGTCCAGCGGCTCGAAGCTGTGCTGCAGGTCTACCTTGTTGCCGTTCTTGGCAAACCAGTAGGCCGCCTTGGTGATTTCCGCCTCGGTCATAAAATTGCCGTGACTGTCCTCCGCCATCGGCTCGTAGACAATGCCCGTAACGTAGTGGGTCTCCGCGTCCGCCTTGACAATCCTGCCATAGGTGGTGAACGCGGCCTTGCCTCCGTCCTCTTTCTTGATAAGGAACTGCCGCTTGTTGGCGGCCTTGTCCACGAGGCTGACGAATTGGATTTTCGCGTCCGTAATCTCGTAGGCTTTTTTCAAGCCTTTCATGCCCTCTCACCTCCTTTCACCGATTATCGGAAAATATAAAAAGCAGCGTCGCCGCTGCTTCTTACCGTGCATCATTTTCGTGGCCCCACGAAAATGGTCTGAACGGCCCGTGAGGGCCGCTGTTTGTCCGGGCGGGTATTTTCCCTACCCTCTCTCCCTCGGACGCTCCTGCGCCACGATAGGAGGCAGGGGAGGCTATTCCTCCTCTATCCCCGCTTTCGCCTTGTTCCTCGCGTCCAGCTCGCGCTCCCATTCGTCGTCCATCTCCTCGATTGCCTGCTGCTGTAGCCGCTGCCGCTCCTCGAGGGACAGGCCAAGCACCTCCGCGCTCACTACGGGCTGGGAGATACAATGGCAGTTGATGCTTTCCTCCGGCGGGAGGCTGCTGTCGCGTGGGTACATCGGGTAGTAGGTTCCGCCCTTTATCCCTCGCAGCTCAAAGGGCTGGTCTTTCGGCACCCTCTGTCCGTCCATGTCCATGTGGTTCTTGCGCGGGTCGTTTCGGTAGGCCCCCGTGTGCTTCCACATCTTCTCCTCGACCGCCGGGCTTTGCATGAATGCCTCCTGCTGGGCGACGCTGTGCGCCCGCAGCACCTCCGTCACGGCCACGCGCCGGGCCTTGTAGTATTCGTCCCGTATGCCGCTGTCGAGGATGGAGCGGGTGAACTCCTGTATGCTGCTGCCGTCCCGCAGCCCCTTTTCAAGGATGGTCTCAATCTCCTTATGGCTATTGAGCTGCATAATCTCGCCCAGCGACGCGCTCCACGTCCTCACCCATGCGGTCGTTTTCTTGGACACCTGCTTTAGCTCGAGGTCTTTGTCCGTCTGCTGGATATAGTAGCCGATGAACTCGGGCATGAACTTCTCAAGCAGCTCCGTGAACACGGTCGCCAGCTTGCTCATAAGCTCGTCGCTCAACTTCCCCCCCGGCCAAACGTCCGCCGCGAATGCCTCGAGGTCTACCGCGCCTTTCGCCGCCTCGAGGATATAGTCGGTCTCGGCCAGCAATGCGGCCGCAACCTGCTCCTCCATGTCCTCGAGGTAGTCCAGCGTCTTTTTCGGCTTGGCGTAGCCCTCCTCCTCGAGCGCGTCGGCCAGATCGCCGTCCGCATTTTGGAGGTATGCGTCGATGGCCTTGAGGAGCGGCCTGCACTCTATGCACATGGCTCAATCCCCCTTGTCCATCTTGAGCAGTAGGGCCTTGACCTCTTTCATCACGGCCACCACCGCGTCGTCATGCTGCGTCGCGGCTTTCTGTATCTGCCTCTGTAGGCTCATGGTAATGCCTCCGAGGTCGAATGTCGCCCCGCTCGCCTGCTGGTTCTTGTAGGACAGCGGAATGTCGCCCCATGCTGCCTCCTCCGGGTTCTCCGGGTAGTCCTCCGCGTCCTCTCCAAGGGCCTCGTAAACAATGCGCTTTGCCATGTTCGGCGTGAGGCCGCCCGCGCTGTTCGCTACGGTCAGCAGCTTTTGCAGGTCGTCCGGGTTGGAGATGTCCGGCTCGAGGAAATACGCCTCGACGTACTGGAAGTGGTAGCCGTTCAGTAGGCGGTTGTTGATGGCCCACGCAAGGCTCTTGCGCTCCGGCTGGAATACCTGTTCCTCCGTGACCTCCTGCGCGGTCTGCGCCGTGGCCCGGTTGAAATCGGTGGTGTAGCCCACGTAGAGGTCAGGGAGCTGGAAAGCCGACTGCACCTTGCGGCGGTTGTTGTCCATATACTCTTGGAAAAGCTCGTCCTTTTGGAGTATGCTCGCAAGGTCTTTGACCTCAATCTCCGGCTTTTCCTGCTGGTCGAAGTCTGCCCGCGCCTCCGTCGCCTCTGTCTCAAGGACGATGAAAGCGTGCTGCCCGGCCTCTCCCTTGATGTCGTTCATATACTGCTGTAGCTTCTCGAAGCTCTCGTCCGTCAGGGTGCCGCCCTTAACCATAATCATCAGCGGCGTGTGCCGCCCATTGATGAAGTAGTTGTTATTCAAGCCCTCCGCCCTCCGGCTGCCGTCCACGCCAAGCACCTGCCCTATCCACCGCACCGTGCCGTATGGCTCCGTCCCGATGGCGAACTCCAACAGTTCGTTGGCTTGGTATTGCAGCTCAAGGGCCTCCCCGTCCTCAAGGTACTTGCCGTCCCGCATATCCATCACGCGGGGGTCTCCGAACTCTTTGAAGTAGACGACCTTTCCGCCGATTTCCTGCTTGTACTTGCAGTACCGCTTCTTGCGCTCAACCTCCTGCCCGTGGTGCCAGTAGGTCGTGGTGATATACGGCTCAAGGGGGCGCGACTTCCATACGCTCTCCGTCTCCTTGACGAACTCGATCTGTACGACCTCGCCCGCGATGTTTCGGATAACCTCGAGGTAGGAGATGCCGTAGGTCTCCCGCGCCTCAATGATGTCCTCGAACACCTCCTTGGTGTCCTGCTCGATGTTCAGCAGCTCGATAATCTCCTCCGCCCGCTGGAACTCCTCTGCCATCTCCGGCGTTTCCTCCACGTCCTCAATGTAGCGCACGCCGATTCCGAAGCCAGCAATATTGTTCTTGTAGGCCCTGATGCACTGGGGGAGGATAGTGCTGTTCTCCACGAGCTTTGCAAGCCCGCGCATATCGTGCCGGGGGGTTATCCAGTCCCCCGCGTTGTATGCCTCCTGCTCCGTAACCTGTACGGGCGTGTCGGCCTTTTCGATGAGGCTCTGCTGCGCCTTAATGACGCGCACCTCCATGCTTGCCCGCTTGCTTTTAGCCACTCTTTCTCACCCCTCTCCTCTTTGGCGGTTTCACTGGCAGGCAAAGCAGCAGCACGCAGTCCGCCTCGTCCGGGGACGGCTGCCCGCGCTTCTTTACCGCGTCCTTGCTCTCAATCTTGATTTTGCTCGCCTCCGTCAGCGCGTACTTGCGCCCGGAAAGCTGCGCCACGAGGTCGTCGTCGTCCGGGAGTATCAGCTCCACGGGCTTTCGCTGCCCGTCCTCGTCGTATGGCTGTAACAGCTTCTTCACCACGGCCATCATGTACGTGGTGCTGTCGTGGTAATACTTGTGCTTGATGCGCTGGCCGAACTTCACCGGGTACACCTCAAGCCACCAGAAACGCTCCGGGGCGTTCCGCTTCACCTGCCGCAGGCGGTCTACCACGCCGCCGCCCACGCCGCCGTCGTCTATCTTGACGGGGATGGGGTCGGTCAGGTGGTATCTCTGCACGAGCTGTTCGCCCAGCATGATAATGTCGTCTGCGGTTTTCATGGTGTCCTGCCCCTGCCGCTTCTTGTAGAACGTCACCTTTTCGTCCACCTTGTACCCGATTACCGTCTTGTCGTCGCCAAACCGGGCAACGTCGCACCCGATATGCACCAAATCCGGGTTTTTCCGGGGAGAAAACTCCGTCTGAATGGAGTTTTCGACGAGAGAAATCGGAATAAAAATATCATCCTCCTGTAGCGGAAAGTCCCCGGCGACGCGAACTCGGAACACGTCGCTGTCCTCTCCGTACATTCGGATGATGGTGTCGATAAAGTCCTGTGATACCCGGCTGCTGTTCCTCCCGTCGATATGGAACGTGGAGTAGCTGGCCCGGTTCTTTGTATGGCTGTCGTAGAAAAAGCCCGTGAGCTGCGTCGGGTTCCCGCACATCAGGAGCCGCGCCCCCGGTGTCGAAAGCGCGCCCAGCACAGGCTCAAATATCGTGTCGTCCACGCCGCTGGCCTCGTCGATGATGTAAAGGACGTGTTCAGCGTGGAAGCCCTGTAGCGCGTCCGGCTTGCTGGCCGTTCGTGCCACCGCGAACCATTCCTCCGGGTAGCCCCTCATGTAGAGCTTTTCCTTTGTCCATATCAGCTCATTGGCGAGAGCCTTGTTGTTCCTTATCCACTTGCTGACCTCCGCCCACAAGATGTCGAATAGCTGGTGCTGCGTCGGTGCCGTGCATGGGATTTTGGGGAATGGGTGCGTGCATATAAACCAAATGACCGCCCACGCCTCCACCGCGCTCTTTCCCACGCCGTGGCCGCTGCGAACGGTCGTCATTGGATTGGCCGCCACGCTGCGGAGTATCTTCGCCTGCTCCGGGTCGGGCCTCGCTCTTATCACGTCCTCGGTAAATTCTACCGGGTGGTCTGCGTAGTACAGTATCGCCTCCGCGTCAAGCATTGCCCTCCTCCTTTCGCTTCTGATACGCCGCTACGATGGTGTCCGCGAGCTGCGTGGGCGCGTCGCTGGCCCCCTTGCTGCTCTGCTCCTCGAACATACGGTTCAGCCGCTCGAGGTCGGTCGCCATTTTGATATACTCCTTAACGTCCTTTGGGGACATATCCTCGACTGACAAGCTGGCGAGGGCTTCCAGTGCCTTTTTCTGCACCTGCATGGCTATCTTGATATGGCGTTCCGTCATGTCCTTGCGGCCCTTGACGGCCTTGGCCCGCGCTTCCTTGTCCAGCTCATTCTCATAAGCCCGGACGCGCTCCTGCCAATCGTGGGCCACGCTCCAACGCTCCATCAGGGCCTTACTCTTGCCTAACTGCTGCCCGACGGCCCGCAGGCTGCGCTCCGGCCCCATGTCCCGGTACGCTGCAAATGCCTCAAATGCCTTTTCGCTCTCGCCCTTTTGACGCTCCCACGGCTTGTCAGTCCATTTTCCCATGTCCTCCTCTCCTTTGCCTTTTTATCCGCCGTGGGTTTACTCGTCGAGGCCGAACATTCTGCGGTAGTAGTCTGTCTTGCTCGACAACTCCTCCTGCATCAAGCCGTAGAAGCTCTGCTTGTTGATTTTCTTGTTGATGCCCGCCACCTGATTCAGGCTTTGGAAGCACCCGCCCGTGCCTATCTGCTTCATCAGCTCCGTAGGCTCCGGGTTCTTCCCGTTCAGCAGCATACACAGGTTGTAGTCGTTCCCTTTGAAGCCCTCAAGCCCGTCGATGCCGCAGCACGTCATGCTGTCTCCCATCGCCCGCAGGCGGTTCTCCCCGGCGTAGAATTTGAGGCCGTGGCGGTGGCACTCTGCTCTGATCGCCTCGAAGTGCGGCCGCAGCACGTTCAGCGGGTAGCAATGGTCGCCCCCGATTTTCACCATGCCCTTTTTGGCCTTGTAGAACTTCATGCCCTCCACCACTACGCCGTAAACGCCTGCGGCGGCCAGCCGGGGGATATTCGCCATCACGTCCCTAAAGACCTCCGGCATATACGGCTGTACGCGGACAATTACCCGCTGCACTCTGCCCGCGAGCTTTTCCACGATTTTCAGCCGCTCCTCGTAGGGCGGTGTCCCCGGTTCGAGCGGGTCGTACTTGCTGCACACCATGCTCACCTGCACGACGCAGTTGCATTGCGCCAGCAGGTCGAGGTATTCCGGGTCTGCCACGAGCCGTCCCTTGGTGCTTACCACGAACGGGTACTTGGTCTCCGCCAGCAGCTTCAAGCACTCGTAGGAGGCGCGGATATTCTTCTCGATGGGCTGGAATGGGTCGCTCATGCCGCCCCAGTGGATGGGGATATTCCAGTCGCACCACGCCGTCTCGCGGCCCCGCTTTCCCTCGATGAACGAGCGCAGGGCCTCTACGGTCTCGTCCCTCTGTATCTTTGCGATGTTCTGCTTCTTTTGGGCGAAGCAGTATTTGCACCCGTGGCTGCACCCCTTGTAGGTGTCGAAGCGCACGGGGAGGTTGCATAGGATAACCTGTGTCCCGCATTTGCAGCCCATCAAATCTCCCCCTTTACTTTCTGTATGATTACCTCCACAAGAGCCTCTTTCCCGTAGTCCTTGACAAAGGCTTTCAGCTCCTCTTGGTCTGCCTTGTCGAATGTCAGGCTCACGTTGAACAGCTCCTCGATGGCCCGCAGCTCCTCGTCCACGGTGTCGCCGTCAATCAGGCTGTCGATGTCGTTGGTGAGGCTGTCGATTTCCTGCTGGTTGAAGCCCGTGAGCGTCGCGTCGTCTCCCAGCTCCGCCAGCAGCGCGCCCAGCTTCTCCTCGTCCCAGCCGCCCTCGATTTTGTTGAGGGCCACGTTGAGCTGCCGCTCCTGCATGGGGTCGAGGTCTACCACCGACACGTCCACCTCGGTCTCCCCCTCGTTCTCGAGGACGGTGAGCCGCTGGTGGCCGCCCACCACGTTATTCGTCCGCTTATTCCATATCACCGGGATAAGCAGCCCGTAGGTGGTAATGCTGCGCCGGAGGTTTTCGTACTCCGGGTCTCCGGGGATAAGGTCTATCCGGGGATTGTACGTCGCCCGGTTGAGGTCGCTGATTCTCTTTCGCTCTATCTGCATTACAGCACCCCCTTGACCTTGTTTATGATCGCCGTCGCCAGCTCCACCTTGGCGTTCTCCTTGGTTTTCATGTACTCCTCCACCGTCTCCCGCGCTCCCGCCGGGAGGCTGAACGTCATGGTAAAGGTGCTGCGCTCTTTCGCGTCGTCGTAGCCGGAGAAGTCCTCCTCCATCAGGTCTTTGATGTGGTCGTACTGCATGAGGAGGCTTTGAAGCTCCCAGTCCTCGAAGCCCGTCAAGTCCATCGCCCCGGCCTCGTCCAGCTCTTGGAGCAGGTCTGCCAGCTTGCCGATGTCCCAGCGGCCCTTTACCTTGTTCAGCAGGACGTTGAGGATTTTCTCGTCCCTCTCGTCGAGGTCAACGACGACCGCCTCTATCTCCTCCGCGCCCTTTTCCAGCAGTACCTTGAGGCGTTGGTGGCCGCCGACGACGCGCCCGGTGCGCTCATTCCAAATAATCGGCTCCACATAGCCGAACTCCTCCATACTCCGGCGCAGCTTTTGGTACTCTGCGTCCTCCGGCTGCAAATCCCTCCGAGGGTTGTAGTCGGCAGGCTTGAGCTGTGCCGCTTTCAGCGTCCGAATTTCCACTTTCCTCTCCTTTCTGCCCTTTTTCGGGGCGGATATTCCCTAAAAAAATACGCCACCCGTTGGAAATCCCAAACAGGCGGCGTTTTCTCTCCGTGATTTTACAGCTTACATTTTACCACTCCCAAGAGTGAAATGTAAATGCCTGCTTTGTGCCCCGGATAGCGTCAAAGCCTCTCAATGCCTCCCACGCCAAAGAACAGGGCCGTTAAATCCGCCGCACACACGTCAATATCCTTGTAGACCGTCCTCTTGTCGATGTGCTCCTGCTTGGCGATTTGCTCCGCCGTGGTGTAGTTTTCGGAGAGGTAAAGCCCCTCCAACACCCGCCAGTGCCTTTTGTCGTCCTGCCGGTTCGACCTCTCGCACATGATTTCGTAGCAGTCCAACATTTTATTCACATGGGTCATAATAATGCGGGTGGCGAGGTAGTTCTTCTGAATGCTCTCCACGAATATCTCCTCGTCCGCCGGGCGGCCCATGTTTCGCATGATGTCCTCGAAACTCTCGTCGGCCTCCTCTGCGTCCTCGATGCTGAATATCGCGTTCTCGTAATAGGCGTTGAGCCGCCTGTAGTTGCGGAGCAGCAGCTTGGTATTCTGGTACTTCCAGTCGTATTGCTTCTTTCGGTAGGCCTTGCGTTCCCGCTCCACCGCTTTCACGGCGGCCTTTGCGCCCACATCTGCTCCCGCTGCCGCGCCAATGGTTACGCCGAGGTTGACGGCTGCCTGTAGCTTCTCGTCCAGCTCTCTCATACTGGCCTCGATTGCCGCCGTGACCGCCGCCTCGATAAGGGCCTTTGCTTCTTCTTTGCTTGTCATAGAGATAACTCCCTCCTTTGGATTTTCTGAAATTGGGAGTTACCTCCCGCTCCGCTTGTTTAGGGCCAGTCCCAGTAGTCCGGGTCGTCCTTATGCTCCTGCCATTCCGGGTCGTTCTTCCTCTTTTCGATGGCCCGCGTCCACGGAATCGCTATGGCTATCGCCACCAGTAGGCTCACCCCAGCCGCAATCAGGTACTCCATGCCTCCGCCTCCCCTCAAAGGAATTGCAGTACGCCGCCTATGTACCTGACCTTGTACTCCTGCACGTCCTCCGGCTTTATGTACTTCCTGCCGTACCGCGTTTTCATATCCCGAAATGCCTCCCACGGTATTCGGAAAAACTGCTGAAAGCCGAACGATACCAGCACGAAGCACTCCGCGCCGAGGGCTACGTGGCGGTTGAGTTGCTTCTCCTGCTCCACGCTCACCACGCTCTGCTGCAGGCGGCCCCCGTCTGTGTGTTTTGCCTCGAATACGATGGCGCGCCCGCCCTTGAGCGTCCCTTTGTAGTCTGGCTGGGCCTGTTTGGTGTAGCAAGCGAGGAACTGCCCCCGGCTGTTCGGGCGGCCCAGCGGCTTCATCGGCTCCGGGGTCTTGGTGATCTCCGCCGCCCCGGTCAGGCGGTAGTGTCTGCACGCGGCCTCAATCATCTCCTCCCATATCTCCCCGGCGGCCCGGCTGCGTCTGCCCGCTGCTGCGGCTCTGTACCGCGCCGCGTCCATCACATCAACCCCATTTCCGTGGCGAGCTGCGCCACCTTGTAGGCGGTCGCGCTTTTAATCCCCTTGCACTTGCCCTCTGCAAGGGCCGTGACGAGCATCTTTACCGCCGAGGTGTCCCCGATAGGCCCAGCCGCCTCCGTGCCATCCTGCGCCACGCTGGGGCTGCTGACTACCAATTCCGTGTCTGCCGCCCGGTGGAACTCCTCGACGAGCTGCTTGTCTGTCATGTTCCGCAGCCGTACCGCCTCCTTGTGGAGGGCAAGCTCCTCCGGGGTGTATCTGCACTTTCTCTTTCTACTCATGGTCGGTTGCCTCCTCTAAAATCTTCTTGACGGCCCGCAGCTTTTCGAGGGGGTAGCGGTCAATTTTATCCCATCCCGTTGCCTCCCTCACCCAAGTTTTCAGTTCCTCGCGTTCGATATAGCTGTCCGCCGCCTCGCGGGACGGGAAAAGAAGCCGAGGCGTCCCGTATTCGCAGTGTTCTATGAGATACGGCCTGCTGCTGGCGGTTTCCTTGAACTGAATGCCCCAGTTCCCGTTTATAGTGACATATTTTCTGCCAACCTTTACGACCTCCGCCTCCGTTGTGCGGAATTTGTTTCTTTGGGTGCGATAGTCCCCCATGACAAATACGGTCTGGCCGACCTCGAAATCCTTAATCGTCATGGCTGTTCCCCTCACCGCTTGTATGTGTGGTGCCTGCCGTCTGGCCCGGTAAGCGTGATGGCGGCGGGCATCCCGCTCGCGTCCTGCGTGTAGGGCAGGTAGCGGGCCTTTACGATGTGTAATTCTTTCTGGTGGCCCTTTTCGCACTTCGAGCATTCCTCTTTGCTCTTGAACTGCGTCCCGCATACCTCACACTGGAATAATTCGAGCTTCTTCACCCCTGCGCCTCCTCTTTCTTTTCCTCAAACTGCAAGCAGGCCTTTGTCCTGCGCGTCTTGTACTTGCGCCCCGGCCTGTTGCGGATGGGTAAGGGGCAGAAGCCCCCGTTTTTCGTCGCAGCGTCCCACTCCCATTTGGCGCAGTTGCCGCAAACCTTTCCGACGACCTCAATCCGCTTTTCCTCTTTCTCGACCGCCCGTAGGATTTTAACCGCCTCCCGCAGAGCCTCCGCATCGTGCTTGAAAATACTGTCCGGGTCGTCCGGCGGTATAAGGCTCTCCCGGTCGTCAATTTGATCGAGTAAACTGCCGATGATTTCCTCGATTTTCATGGCCGCATCTCCTCTCTCCCCGGAGCTTTCGCTCCGGGGAGGTTTTTTGTGATATTGGATTAGATGTCAAAGCCCGGCGCGAAGCCATCCGACCAGTACGCGCCGCCGTAGGTGCCCGCGCTGCCGTCCGTGTGCACATAGCAGAAGTAGTAGCTGCCCGTCGCATGGACGGAGCGGAGCCAGTAGGGGTACGTCCCCTCGCTCCCGCACTCTTTCACGCGGTCGCGCTCGCGCTTGAAGATGGGGAGCTGGAAGCCGTCGTCGATGTCTTTCCAGTAGCCCTCCTCCGAGGGGCCGAACACGTCCGTCGCGGAAAGCAGCCACATCAGGTCTGCGTACTCAATCCGCTCGCCGTCGATTTCCTCCACCATCTTGCGAGGCTTGAAGATGGCCCGCCACTCCTGCGCGATGTGGGGGAGAATATCAACAAGGACGTGCGCCCGGCCCTTGCTCTTGTAGTAGCCGCCTTTGTTGGTGGCCTCGTCGTTCATGGCCGCCTCGTCCCAGCAGTCCTTGAACACAAACCGGGCCGTATTCGGGCTGCTGTAGGCGCAAACCACGGTAACGGTGCCGCCCGTGTCGAGAGGAATATCAATCTCGTCGAAAGGCGAAACAACCTCGTCCACGTTGCCCTCCTCGACGGCGGTTTTGAGGTCGTCCGGGCTGATGTCCCCGCTCTCCACCATGCGGAAACGGCAGAGTTGCACATCGCGGGCCTCTCTCTTTTCCTCCTGCTCGGTGCTTCTCTCGCTTCCAACTTCCGCGGTCGTTCCCGGATGGGCGTTCACAATCAGCGGCGTTTCCGTCCGCCCGGTCTTGTCGAGGATGGCCTTTACAAGCTCCTCGTTGATGTAGTCGGCCCCCGTGATCTCCACGGCGGTCTCTGCAGTGTAGTCTCCTACGGTGTTGGTGCGCTTGATTTTGATGTCTGCCATGATGGTCTCCTCCTAAAAAAGGCTTTTTTGTAAATCCCCGTCCAGCATATTCCATCTGAATTTTGTGTCTCCGGGGGTTAAGAAATGGTCGTCCTCCAACTGGAAACGCCTGTCGTAGTCGTGTACTGTGTGCCCGTCCGGTTTGAAGTTTACCGGACTGTCCAAATCCCATTTCAGGAGTAGCGCCCAAAGCTCCGGGTAGTCCTTGCGGAGCTGTCGAAGCTGGTTTACTCCCTGATTGTGGCACATCCAGCACCCGTCCCGGCAGCTCGTTTCGTAGCTGGGCGCGAGTATTCCCTCGTACTGGCAGTAGAGGCCGCAAAGTCCCTCCTCTATTCCGAACTCAACGAGCGGGGCGCGTTTCCTTTCGTTGAGCTGCCCGAAACGCTTTGGCTCGTCCGCTGCTATGCCGAGGTATTCCACGATATTTTTACCGCCCCTCGCGGTGGGGCCTCCTAAAAATCTTGTCTTGAGCTTGGTACACCATTGCCCCTTTCTGTGGAGGCTGACCGGGAATCCGTAAATAGTCGATTTTGAGCTTCTTGCACCAACTCCCGATTTGTGCAGGAAAACCTTGGACTCTCTGCTGCGCGTCGCTTGAGGTCTGACTGGCACCACGGCCCCCAAAGCGTCGGGAATCCGAGGATTGTTCCTTGCCGCTTGCAAGGATGCCCCCCCCGCGATTTTCGGGGTTATCTGCTGACAATACCCCCCCCCCGCGTCCTTACGCTTGGGTACGTGGTAAAACAGCTTTTCGTAGGTGACTTTCTCCCCGTCTCTCATGGCGCAAAGGTGTTCTACCTCAATCCGATACTTTCGCCAGATGTATTCATCTGCCCGCGCCTTGAACTCGACCATCTTTGGGTGTTCCCCGCGTATGGTGTCGGTCGCCCATACGTCTGTGGTCGTAATCCTGTCGAGCTTGAGGCCTCGGGTGAAAATAACGTCCAGCATTTTAAGGCTGTCTTTCCCGTGGCTTATTCGGGCGATGTATTGGAGCTGGTCGTTCCCTATGTGGATTTCTTCACCCAAGACGTTCACCCCCTATCGGTGCTCTTTTCCTGTTTCCTTGTCCTTGAGGGTAATCCTCCCAACAACCTCGAATCCGGCCAGCTCCGCCGTCTGCTTCATCACTGGAATAAGCCTACTGATTACCGCGAGGCGTTCTGCGGCCTCCTGCTGCCGCTGCTCCTTTCGGATATTGCTCATGGCCTCTCCGGGTGTGGGGTCGCTATAACCCTCTGCGTTCTTATACATGGGCCGCCCTCCTTACGTCGCGGATTGAAGTACCTCCGCCGCTGCGTCCATCGCTGCGCCGGTCATTTCTGCCCGCTCGCTCTCAAGCCGCCCGGCCAGCCGCTTCACTTTCTCGTCCAAGGCCCGCTGCACGTCCTTGCGGTTCCCGTAGAACATGAGGAGCTGGGTGAGCATGATGATAACGTCTGCCATCTCCTCCGCGATGTTGTTCATGGCCCGGTCGTAGCTGGGCTTATCCTTGGCCCTGTGCCGCTTGACGATGGCCTTTGTCAGCTCTGACATCTCCTCGATTGCCATTTCCTCCTGCGCCCGGGAGCCGTAGGTGTCAATGGCCTGTTGCAGCACCTCCGGCCGCATGGTGGTCGGGAGGGCGTGCGTCTCGTAGGCTTTCAGCCATTCCCGAAGCTCTGCCGCGCCCCAAGCCGTTTGGTAGAACAGGGCGATAACTCCGTCCCAGTCGTCCGTCCCGTACTGTAGGTTGTCCGCGAGGATTTCGTCGAGTGTTTCGCCGTCAAGCTCCTCCATATCCTGTGTGAGGCCGTCCTCTCCTGCGTGCTTCTCGTAAATCTCCCGCACGAGGTCAAGGAGCGGGATTTCCCGCTCGAAGTCCCTGTACCATGCCTCTCTGTCCTTGACGAACATCATGTTATGGGCCATTTCCCATGCGGCCATGTCGTTGGGGTCGTCGCAAATCTTCCGTAGCTCCATGTGTCTCTCCTCCTCATTCTCCGATGGTGACATAGGCATTCCCGCGCTTGTTCAGTTGCAGGTCAACCGGGTTCCCGCATTTCAGGCACGGGAAGTCGAAAACCTCCTCCGAGACGTTCGTCTTGTACTTGAAAACGCTGCCGCACTTGCATTTCAGGAACACGGGCTTCAAGTCGTGCAGCTCCGTCCTGTGCCCGCACTCGCATTTTGAGTAGGTGGTCGGTGTCTTTGCGCAAAATCCCCGGAGTTTTCCACACTTTTCACACTTAACAAGTAGAAAACCATTGTAGAGCTGCGGCTCCTCCGGGAGGTCTGGCATAATATTGATTTTCCCGTCGTCCGGCACCGCCTCCTGCGTGGCCTTAACGTCCACGGCCCTGAAATTGCCGAACATACGCTCAACGCGGCTCTGCGGCTTGCGTATAGGCTCCGGTGCCTTGGGCGGCTCCTGCGCCACGCTGGGGGGCGTGGTGGTGGGTTCCTGCGTTTCCTCCCTGGCAGCGTACTGGATGGCCCGCTGCATGAGGTCTGATACCCTCTCCGGCGGCATATCGAAATTCATCTCGCCAAACGGCGTTCTCATTGTGAGCTGCACAGTGTATCCCTCCTGTCTATGTATTCCAAGGCTCTTTCTGAGTGCCTTATCTATGTTGTTTATTTCCTGCTGCGTGACGCGGCCAATGCGCCGTTGGAGCCTGCTCTTGCTCACTGTCACGATCTGCTCGCAAAGGGCAACGGACGGTTTCGGTGCCGAGCCGATGAAAACGTGCGTAGGCAGGCCGACCTTTTTCCGGGTCGTCAGGTAGACGACCTCAACGATGGGCGCAAATCTGTTCCCGATGTCGTTGCTCACGACAACCGCCGGGCGGTTTGCCGACTGCTCGCTGCCTACGGCTGCGCCCCCTACGACGAAATAGATGTCGCCCCGCTTAACACTTCCCCTCGTACCAGCACCGCCTCTTTCCCTCAATGTCGCCACGGCCAGCCAATCACCATCGAAAGGTTATATATGTACTGGCCGCACCGCACACACACGTCGTACTTGCCCCAAAAGCCCTGCTTTTTCATGCCCCTGACGCTCCCGGTGTGGTGGATAGATGGGTGGCGGGCTTTCTCCGCCTCTGAAAGTCTTTCGTACCTCATGCGCCCTCTGCCTCCAATTCCGCCGCGAAAAGGGCCTCCGCCAGTTCCTTGAGCATCGCGTCGATGTCCTCCGCGTCCTTTACCAGTTCGCGGATGGACGGCACGCCTCTCGTTCCGCTGTGCCGGGCAGAAATCCACATTTCGATGTGTTCGTCTTGGTCGAAGTGGGCCGCGCA